GCAGGCGGCCCAGAAGCGGTCGAACCGGTGGCGCTGGCGGGGATTCAATGCTTGGTAGTGATCCTCCAGGGGGCGCGGGCCGGTGGGGTTGGCCGGCCCGTGGCCGCGCTCGGTGAGGCGCTCCCAGAGGCGTTCGGCATAACGGATGGCACGATCCAGGTCCCATTTCAAATGGGGCAGAAAGGCGGTTGCAGCGGCCTGTATGAAGCGTTTGCGGCTCATGATCCGGTCGGGTCGGCGAACAGGTCGGGTTGAACGGTTTCCTGGCGGGCGCGGGCGGCGATCCGGTAGATGTGGCGTTCGTGCACGCCGTGCTTGAGGGCGGCCTGGCGCACGCTGAGCCCGGCCTGGAGGTCGTCGAGTATCCGCTGCCGGCGCAGGGCGGCGAGGTAGCCGGCGGCCTGGGGGACGGTGGGGGAGTCGCCGCGATAGTCCTCGGCCAGCGCGCGGGCGGCGTCCAGGCCGATGGCCTGGGCGATGGGGTGCGCCGGGTGCAGGTGATCGGGCTCGGGTATGTACAGCCGGGTGCCGCCGAATGCATCGGCCAGCTTGAGGGCGGCGTCCAGGCCGATCCGTTCGGCCCAGTGGGCGAGCAGCGGGGGCAGCAGGTCAGTGGCGGTCATGGCGGCGGCGGTCGTATTCGAGGGCGGCGATGACTTTGCGCAGTTGCTCCGGCCCGGCCCATTCGAGCCGGGCGGGGGCGGCCTCGCCGTACATGCGCTTGAGGATGCCTTCGGCATAGGCCACGGGGCGCTCGCCCAGCAGGGCGTGGATCTTGCGCAACTGGGGCTGGCGGGTTTCGCTGGGGCGCACGCCGCGCCGGCGCTTCGGTCTCCACCCCAGCCGCTGGAATTCGGCGAGCAGCCGCGCGCGGCCGGTGGCGGTGGCCTCGCCCGCGGATTCGACGCCGGCGACGCGCCGCAGCAGGGCGCGGTAGGCCTCCTCGTCCATCCCAAGCGCTTTCTTGGCCAGGTGGATCTTGGCCAGGTCGGCGCGGCGGCGGTCAGTCATCGGCATGGGGGGCCTCCGGGGGCGCGGGCAGCGGCATCCAGTGGGTGGGCTCCACCGCCGGGGAGGGGCTGATTCCGGTGAGCGCCCAGCGCCCGTCCAACGTGCGGTAGGCCATGTCGATGGCCGGCTCGCCCCCCAGTCCGTCCAGATGCGGGTAGGCCACCAGCACGTCATGCAGCGGCTCGGGCAGGCTCTCGGTCACGGCAATCCAGCGCTCGCCGGCATCCATCGCGACAGGGGTGACGATGGCCGGTTTCATGCCGTCCACTCCGCTTTGATCGAGATTTTTCAGCCTCTCAACGAACGATTTGAGGGCATCGAGGGCATCGTGCTGGTCCTTGGCCTCCGGTACGCCAGGCACCAGGAGCACACCAGGCTGATAACCGTGACGCGCACATACCTCGATGTGTTCCCGTACCTGATCCGTCACGTCTTCGTGGACAGGCAGGGCGCCATCGGGGACATCCTCCCCGAACTCGATGACTCCATTACCCCATGCGTAAGCCTTCATGCCGCCGCCTCCTCGATCTCCACATCCGACAGCAGGGCGCGGACCAGCTTGTCCAGGTCGCTGTCCACGGGCCTGATGACCACCTGGTCGCCGCTTTCCACCACGCGGATGCCCAGCCGCTTGAGGTCGGCGGCGGTCAGGTCGGCGACCATGCGCCGGTCCACCCGCTCGGTGACCTTGATGAGCAGCTCGGCCTGATCTTCCGGCAGTCTCTCCCGGATCAGGCGGAGGGTCTTGGTCTCGTCGTCAATCTCGATCTTGCCCTTGCCCTTCTGGAGCCCCACCTTCACCCCGTGGAAGGTGCGGGTTCGGGGTCTGTCGAACTGCTCCGGCGCGGCCTCGATGGCGTGGCGCAGCGATTCCTCGGCCTCGGCGGTGCTGGCCAGGGCCAGGCGGATCTCGTCCAACCGGTCTTCGACGATCCGCCTCTGCCGGCTCTCGATCTCACGCACCAGGTCGGCCAGCCGTCTCCTCGCGTCCGCGTAGACGCCGGCCAGGGTCTCGATATGGCCCAAAATCATGTGGTTTTCGCTCATGGTCTTTCCCCCTGTGTGTTCCAGTTGATCACGCAGTCGTTCAGGTGGGCCTCATAGGTCTTGCCGCTGGAGCGGATGGCCTTGATCCAGCAATGGCCCAGGGCGCGCTTGGGTGGCGGGTCGATCAGGATCAGCGGCGCCGTGTCGCCGTCCAGGCGGATGTGGCGGACGGTGCAGCCGCGCCGCGCCAGTTCGATGCAGCAGTCCTCGGCGGCGCGGATGGCGGCGGCCATCCGGCCGTTCCGCCGGGCCTTGTCTGAAAGCTGTCTGGCGCTCATGCCGCCACCTCCCCGGCCAGGCGCTTCCAGGCCGCGCGGATGTGCTTGGGTTCGACGGGCGCCTCCTTGCCCGCCATCATGCCCGCCAGGACCAGGGTCTTGGCCAGGCCGCGCAGGCCGCCGGGCTTGCGGGCGATGCCGGTCAGCAGCCGCTGGGCCGTCTGGTCCTCGTTGCCCCAGGCGCTGGCAATGGCGCGCGCGTCGGCTTCGAGCACCCGTCCCAGCCGGGTGCGCATGCCGATGCGGCTGTAGAGCCGGTCCAGGTACTCGGCGCGGGTGCCGCCGGTCATGCGGCCGTAGACCTGTTCGTTACCCACCAGGGCGATGCCGCAGCCGACCCGGTCGTGGATGGAGCGGATCTGGTCCAGCGCCTTGGTGCCCAGATGCTGGGCCTCGTCAATGATGAGCAGGCCGCGCTGATCGGCCAGCCCCTGGCAGATGGCGTCGAACAGGGCGGCGTTGTCCCGCCGCGGCTGCACGCCAATGCACTTGCCGATCTCGCGCAGGCTGGTGGCGACGGTGGCGTGCGCCGGGGTCATGGTGCTCAGGCAGACCCCGGCGTTGTTGCGGGTGTATTCGCGCAGCGCCTCGGTTTTGCCGGTGCCCGCGCCACCGTAGATGAGCACGATGTCGCCGGCCATGTGGGCGTAGGTGAGGGTGTCGAGCACCTGCCCGGCAGTGCGGGTGAGCACGAAGCCGGGACCCTCGGCGATCTGCCTGCGCGCTTCCTTCCGCCGCTGGTAGGTCTCCATCCAGGTCAGCAACCGCTCGGCGATCAGCTCGTTTCGTCCGGCATATTTGCGGGCGCGGAACTGGCTGAGGGTGGAGCTGTTGACGTTGGCCTCGCGCGAGATCTGCGCCGCGTTCACCTCGCCGGATTCGATCAGTGCGTTGATGCGGGCGCGGATGTCGGCGATCCACGCCTCGTCGTTTTCTCGCAATGGTGTTACCTTCTCGGTCATGCTATGGTTCTCCTTGTGTTGTGGTTCTCGTCAGCCCGGTTGACGGGAGCACTCCCCCGGCGACAACCGGGGGTTGAATGCCCTTCCACGGGGCTCCAAACGGCGATGGCCTGGTCAGAGGTCATCGCTGTTTTCTTCTTCGGGGTCGTCCCACTCCAGGGATTCGCGTTGGCGCGCCAGCGCCAGGTTGTGAATGGAGGCGCGCAGCGTTTCGTCGAATTCGTCCTCGGCGATGGCGTCGGCCTCGCTGCCCACGGGACGGCCGTCTACCACCCGGCGCTTCTGCTGGAAGTTGCCTCTCACCACCCCGGGCTCTGGGATTTCCAGGTCGTCCGGTGGCGGGGCCGCCAGGGCGGCGACCTCCAGGGCGCTCATGCGGGTCTGGTCCTCGGCGATCTTCTTCAGGGCCTTCATGGTGCGCCGGTTGTATTTGGCCCACTCGCGCGCCGCCTGGGTGTCGTTGAATCCGGTATCGCCGATCCGCTCGGCCTCGCCGATGTATTGCCCGCTCAGGTCATACACATGCACGGGTTCGGAGAGGTTCTCGGGGTCGTAATACACCACCACCTGCTTGCCCCGGTGCTCGGCCATGACCTCGCTCCAGTAGCGCGGTTTTCCGGTGGGGCCGCGCCCCGCCGAAAGTTGGATTTCGCCCTTGGCGCGGCTGGCGCGCACCACCTCGGGCATCAGCAGCAACAGGCGGCGCTGCGCTTCGGTGGCCTGGCGGATCGGGTGCTTCTTGAACGCCTCGAAGAACACATCGTCGAAGCTCTTGACCCCGCCACATACCGGGGTGCGCCGACCCTTGCGGGCGTTGTGCCGGGCGACCTCCTCGGCCACGATGGCGCGGAGTTCCTCGATGGGCACCGCCGTGTCCTTGCTGTAGCCGCGATCGATCAGCCTGGGGTGCTGTCGTATCGCCTCGTGGAGATCGCGGAAGGCCCGCTCCACCGGCTTCACCCCCGGGTTGCTCATCGTCTGGTCGGGGTTGGTAAACTGGGGCGTGATGCCCAGCTGCAGCAGGATGCCGACCGGGTCGTCGCTGCGGTTGCCGAAACGGCGGCGGCCAGGCGCCTGTCCGGTCATGGCCTTGTTGGCCGCGACCCGGGTGTTGTCGATTTGCACCACATCCGGCACCACGATCCCCACCAGGTCATAGGTGGCCAGGCGGAACAGGTCGGTGTTCTCGGTCTTGGCGATGCGGTGTGCCAGCAGCCGACCGCTGTATACGTCCTGCCAGACCCAGGCGGTGGTGGTGTTGATGATCTCATCGCCCCAGTCCACCCAGATCTTGTCCAGTTTCAGGCCATCGCCGCTGACGATCTCGCCCGGCCTGAGCGCACGCTTGTCGCGACGTTGCCAGGGCAGCACGCGGCGCAGCGCCTCCTCCCCCTCGCGCCGATAGACCTTGACGATCTCGGGAATGTCCCGTTCGATGCGGCGCTCGATCGTGCGTTGGCTCGGCACCTGCCAGCCGTGCGAGGCGGCGGCCTCGATGGTCCGCCGCGCGGCTTCCTTCGCCGAGGGACCGTTACGGGTCAGGTAGTATCGCTGGCAGAACTCCCAGGCGGCCGGGTCGAAGGGCTTGTGCTTCGTGGTGCCGGTGTAACCGGGTATCAGCGCGGCATCCCAGTCCCTCCGGTCGTAGAGCCGAGCGCCCACCTTGGTCGCCGTGCCAAACCACCAACCCCGCAGGGTCGTCCATGATTTGCCCTCCTGCGTCGCCACCTGCCTGAACGCGGCCTCCAGCTTCATGCCGCCATCGTTCAGCTCCGCCACCGCCCGCAGAATCCGCGCCCGCTCGCGCCCTGTCGCGCGCTGCTTCTCCGAACGCGACTCGGCCCAGGCCCACAGCGCCTCGCGGTCGTAATCGAATGTCCGTGGCGGCGGCATGTCGGCCGGCAGCTCTGGGGGCGCCACCTCCGGCGGGTATTTCAGCGCCAGGGCAACCTGAACCTCGGGAGGGAGGACGGAGAGACGGTAGAGGCGTTTACGGCCGCCGCGACCTGTAGCCTCTTCGAATGGCCACCCGTCCTTTTGTGCACGTCGCGCAGCAGCGCTTTTATCGATTTGTAGCGCTTCGGCGATCTCTCGAAGAGTGAAAAGACGCTCTGCCATCACTCCATCTCCCCCATCAGCCGCTTCAACTCGCGGATCTGCTGGTCGATGCGCTGTTTCCTCACCAACATCTGCCCGAGCCTCTGATTCAGCGTCTCGCGCCCATAGGCCACCCGGCCGCCACGCTTCGCCGCCAGCCAGTCGGTCAACGCATGGCTACCGGTCACCTCCTCGAGGACCGCTACGCGGTACAGGGGAATGTTGTGATCCTCCCGGGCCGGGCTGGCCCAGGCGTCGAGCATGTGCTTGGAGACGTCCGCACCCGACAACCGGGACATCTGCGCCGCGATCTCCCAGCGGTCGGCGGTGGTTCCCTTCAGCACCTCGCTCACCAGGTGGCTCACCTCGAGGGCGTGATGGGCCGCGCAACCCGGTGTCGGCCGCTCCGGCTGTGGCACCTCAAACAAGTCGGGCGTGCGTCCGTCGTTGACCCGGGCCATGTCAAGCTCCCCGGCCACCTTTTACGTGGCCCCGGCGCTGGCGGCTGTTAGACTGCTTTGCACAGGCCGCGTAACGGCTGGGCCAGATCTCGGCGGGATCGACGCCAATCGCCTCGGCGATCAGGCGTTCCCCCTTCGGCCAAGGGCCGTTCAG